TGATTATTTTGAACTGTCTGGAGGATTTTTAACACCACTTGGTAACTCAGTTACTGAAAGAGAAATTAAAAGTACTGCTTTGTCAGCAGGTTTATCGGGGGGTAATGGAGAACCGTTAGTAGTTAACATTGGATCGGGTTTAGTATATGAAGGTAATCGAGTAGCTGTAGGTCCTGCTGAATCGTCATCCGTTTTATTCAGTGCATTAGATTTAAATATATTTGGTGACGGTTTAAATGTTAATTTAGAAACACAAACAGTCAATACAACTCTATGCTCTGTTGATGGAGATAGTTTTAACGTTAATAATAGTACCATCTCTTTAGTTAATAAACCGGTATCAGGTAATTATGAAGCACCGTTTTTATCTCTTAACGGTAAAGGTATAGTTGAAAACGTTCAATCTACTTTCTTTGATACTATGACAGCTACATCTTTAACTGGAGCTGATTTTGTACCAGTTGGTACGATACTGCCTCATGCTCGAGCTATTGGAGCTGTTCCTAACGGATTTGTTTTATGTGATGGTGCTGTTTATTCACAAACAGGTGAATATAGCGATCTATATAATGCTATAGGTACTAATTATAATACCGGTGGTGAGGGAGGTACTAATTTTAGAGTACCTAATCTTACCGGAGGTCAATTTTTATATGGTAATAATCAGAATCCTGATTTTGGTACTGCTGGTTCAAAGGTCTACTACTTATCTGCTAGACAAGCCGACTCAGCATTCGTAAATTTAAGTGCTGTTGATACCACTTTCATTATTAAAGCTACTAGCGTAGTAAAGGGTGTATTTACCGGTGCACCTAACCAAGTTAGCAATAGTTATCAACACGACGGTAGTACATATACAGCAAAAGATTCAAGCGGTAATTTAAATACCCTCAGCTCAGCAGGATTTTTAACGTTAGCTTTATCTGGTACGACGAGAAATAATTCACAAACATTCGATAGGTATGCAATACCCATTTTTAACTATTAAATAAGAATATGTCCATTGAAATTTTAGAAAATACTCTTTTAAAACTTCTAGTAAGAAGAGGAACTGATATAGAAAGAAAAGAAGTTACTCTTGATGAGGGTGAATTTGGTTACACAACTGATACAAAGAGAGTTTTTATTGGAGACGGTACTACACCAGGTGGTACTTTAGTTGGTAATAAGTTTTTAGGTACAGCGGAGACTATTACTGATAAAACTGGAGTAATAGGTGATATAGCTTTTGATAGTGATAATAATATATTACAGTTTATTAACGAAAATAACGGTGGTAGTATTAATGACTGGGTTACTATTTCTAATTTAGCTTCCGCAGGGGATAACACTATTAATATTGATGCATCACAAAGAATAACTATAGGTAAGCTATCTGCTGGTAATATAGATTTAAATGCATTGGGTAGTAGTATAGAGCTTGATGGTTCGCAAAAAGTAGCTTTAAGTAGTTTTATTAATATTGATGGTATTACACAACGTACAGTAGACGCTGGTAGCTACTTAGAATTACCTAAAAAATTAAAAATTAATGCTATTGACTATGATTTTCCTTCTGTTAAACCTTCTGTAAATAATAGTCAGTTAATTTCTGATGCTGCTGGGCAGTTAAGATGGGCTTTACCTACTGTTGTAGAAACTATAGTACCTAATTCCTCAGCAGGTGCAGTACCTGTTGGTACTGTTGTACCATTTATATCTTCTGGATTCGAAGTACCTTATGGTTGGTTAAAATGTGACGGATCTACAGTTACTGGATCTAATTATCCCGATCTTTCGGGTGTTATAGGTAATAGGTACGGTGGTACGGGTGATAATTTTGTGTTACCTGACTTTACAAAAGCTACTCTATATGGATCTGCAGTAGCTGATCCGTTTTTAGGTACTGAATACAATGTAGTTTCAGGAAAAGCGGGTAAAGTTGGTACTAGTAACGGTGGTATTTTAAGTTCAAGCCCATTATCTGCTTTTGCTACTACGTTTATTATTAAAGCAGTTGATGATAAGGTAAATGCACCAACTATATCATTTAATACACCGCTTTCTGCTGCTAAAAACGGAGTTCGTATTGATAATACTGCTACTCAATTCTTAAGTGGTACTATTGAGGTAGGTCTTTCATCTAATAATGACGGATACCCAGCTGATTCAAAAGCTACTATTTATAAAAACGTTTACCTTGACTCTCCTGTGGAGTTAATTAATGATGGTACTGATTTTGTTGTTAATTCATGGACTGGTTTTGACTTACCTACTATAGTACCAGTAGCTGCAAAGGTTATTCATTGTCAGTATACTATACCTAATAGAGCTGCTTTTTACTTTACTTTTGATAATTCAGATTTACCCGCAGCTACTTCTAAAAAGTTTGTTTTAGGTGATGCTGGTGGGGGTACTGTACAAGGTAGATCGCAACAAGGGGATGGAGGCCAATTTACAGCTAGATTTAACAGAACTTCTAGAAAACTATTTGTTGCTCTTGACGGAAATAGAACAGCTCCTGGTTTACAACCAAATGTATTTGTTGATATAATTGGCTACGGTGAATAATTAAATATATGAAAGAAATAGTAGTAGAAGGACTAGATTACGAAGATTTTCTTTTTATTAAAAAATTAGCTCAAGAATCTACCTTTAAAATTGAAGATGAAAAAAATTTTAAGAGCTGTAAAATTTTAGTAGAAAAGATAAATCAAATTTTAAAAGCTTTTGATTAACTTTATACAGGAATAAATATGTATAATGGCTTTTCCTGATGAAATAAAACTACCAGCTGGTGAGAGATCTTACCAATTTGTAGAAAAAGACTTTAAATATAATTCAAATTATGATATAGTTTGGTCATTTGACTTTAAAGTACCTAGTGATTTAGGATTAACCGGTAATTCCTTTCAAGCTCAAGAATCTGCAGTTGAATACGCTTTTGGTACCTTTTTAACTACATTAACATCTGAAGTATCTTCACTTCCTGGTCAATATGTTGGAGATCAAGATCCTGGTGTTTCATTATCGTCTGTTTCTTTACTTTCTGAAGCACCGCTCCCTCTTCTTACTGAAGATAGTAATAATATAGTAATTGATTCTACTAGTTTAAGCGGTCAACTTATAAAAATAGTTTTTGATACTACTGGTCTTTACGGGTTATCGGGTAGAGATGGAAGAGATGGAGTTAAACCACACGAGGTAAGAAGAAATTCACTTTGTATTAGAGACTTTAACAAAAGTTTAGTGTTTTATGAAGAGCTATCATCATTTTCTCCCACTATACCATTAACTTCAGATAGTTTTACTACCTTAAGATTTAGATATGCTAATTTAGGAACTAAGATATCAATAGATAGAAATATCGATTCAGCATATCAAACATTAACTACTATTGACTTACCGTTAGAATTAGATAATTTTGATAATTTAGATGTTTTTGTTGGCTATTCATTTACTTCTCCTGTCTCAACTTCAAATCCTGCTTTATCTGTAGGTAAGTTTTTCTTAAAAAATCCTCACATTGAAGGTTTAGTATCTACAGAGGTATTAACTGAAACTCTAACTACTAAAGGTAACACATTTAATCCTAATGTTAATATAACTACAACTACAGGAGTGTCCGCTATAGCTGATCAAGCAAGTATAAATTTACTTAATATAGCAGAAGAAAATATTAATATATATAGAGTACAAAATAATATTAGTTTTAATACCCCGGTAGAATTTTTTGGAAGATTAGTAGATACAAATCTAGAAATTTTTAAGAGTAATTTAATAATTGGTAGTATACCTAAAGAGAGAGCAGATGAATTTGCTATCAATACTAATATTACTATCGAAGGAGACTATAGAGATAAGAAATTTTCTATTCCTGATAACAGTTTGTCTATTTTTTCTTTATAATGCCGAGCTCCTTTTTGATCTCTAAAATATATTCTTTAGGAATTACTTCTTTAAACTGTTTTATAACATCATTTATGTTTAGTTTTAATTCATGGAATCCTATCATATAGTTTCTAAACCTATCTTTAAGATCACAATTATAAGGTACACCATGCGGTCTTTGAAATCTATGCATCCATCTCATCCATGGCAAGCATAGAGTAGCTTTTCCATGCTGTCTATACTTTTCATGTATATAACCTTCTTCTCCTCCAAAGCCTCTAAATTTGTTATTAAAGCCTAACCACGATTCTTTACGGCAGCTAAATAACCCAAGGCCTTGCGCTGGTATTTCAAATGGTTTATTTTCTCTTTTTTCTCCTTTTTTATCAGTACCCCAGGTACCCCACATATATGCGCCCCATTTACTTAAGTCATAATGCGTGCTTAAATTATTAAGATCGTCGTAAATTAATGGACCTTGTAAGAGATTACCATTATCTTTTTCGTTATCATAAAAATCTATTAATTTTTTTAATATACCACCTTCAAGTAGTACATGACAATCCATTACTAATACATATGGGGTATTAGCTAGAGTAAAAATTTTATCTCTTAAAGCTGTTGAACTATAGGAGCTATATTCAACGTAGGTCAGAGGTTCAGTAATATGTCTTGTATATTTTTGAATCTCATTACCTAGGTGAGATTTAGGGTTATTGTTTATAATAATAAACTCTACTTCACTCATTACTTCAGAATGATGAAGTCTAAGTGATTGAATAGTGAAGTATATACCATCAAAATCATCGTATACACATAACCCTATAGTGAGCTTTTTCATTATATGTTACCTAATCCAGCTTCAACTGTTAAGTCGTGTCTCATAGAATGGTATCTTTCATCTACATATTTTTGAAATGCTAATGGCTTTACCCAGTCATTAGTATTCAAATCTATACCAGCTTCTTCTAGTTTTTCTGAAACTTTTTCTACTCCTTCGATTAAACAAGCCCATCTTACGAACTCATCAAATAACATAGTTTTTACTGTACCATCTTTTAGGTTAAATTTAAATGTTTTATTCATATATATATTATATTATACTTCCTTTCCAATTTTTAAATCTTCGAAAGGCTTTTTCTCAACATCTAAAACTTCTGTAGTAAGTACTGCTCTAACACTTGGTATTAATCTATAAGTTCCTTTACATTTTGGACATTTAGTTTCAACTGTGTCATCTGTTACTACCACTATTTCACTAAATTTATAATTTCCACATGGACAGTCAACTTCTGCAGTATTAAGATCTACAAGATAATTGATTTCACTTTCAAGTTGAAAAATCTGTTCTTTATATTTAAAAATAGCATTCCAGATTGAAGGAGCTATTAATTGTAAAAATGCTGCTAAGATAGCAGTTTCAAAAAACCCTAGTATGTTTCGTAAGGCATAGCCTAGAGCAAGAGAGATTATTAAGACTAAAGAAAGAGAGATAGCTATTCTCATATACCTATTTTAGATAGGTCTTCAGGAATTTCAAGAGTTAATATTTTATTTATTTGATCTATCTTTTGATTAATACTATCTAATGTACTGCTATCTATACCACTTCTACTAGAGGCTACATCAAGCATACCCCTTAGTTCCGCTAAGGAGACAAAGGTATCTCCTAGTAGCTGCTCTATCTGTTGTAATTCATAAGGAAGTATAGGAGGAGCTTTTTGATTAGCTTCATCCTCTTTATACTTACGTATTTGACCATCAGTATTTAAACTAGGTGAAAACTGCTTATCAGCAATTCCTGTAAAATAAGGGTAATATCCGTTATTAGCCACATATTTATTTATGCTAGAGCATAAATAATTGTATGACTAAGTTTGAAAATCGGTTCTTTAAAGTTCTAAGTGAACAAGATGATGATAGAGAGGCTTTTGAAAATTCTCTTGATCAAGATACTAACCCTGAAGAGTTTGATCTAGATGTTGATGTTGATGTACAAGCTGATGACCCAGCATTAAAAGCAGCTTCTGCAGTAGCTGAAAGAAATGAAGCTATGAAAGATGAATTAAGAAGCTGGATTAAAAGAATGGAAGAATTTCTTGATTATCTCAATGGGGAAGAGCAGAACTCTATTCAACAAAAATTAGCTAATGCGGAGCCGGATACCATTTTTGACAGAATGAAGCAATCAGAGCAAAGAAAGATTTCTAGAGTAGCTACAGAGTTGGCGGGAGTAACTGAGTCATTTAAGGGATATTTAGCTCAAACTGAAAATCCTCAATTTAAGTACGTGTAATATTACTATATTTTTTAATTTCAGTTAACTTAATAATACCTTCGATACCCTCGAAGGTATTATTTTTTATAAAGTCCCACTTTATTTCATCTATCTTACATGCTATAGCTATATCATTAAAGTCTTTAAACCTCTTGCCAAATTTTTCAGGCCATATAAAGACTTTTTCACCTTGTTTAAGTAGTACTTCAGATTTTATTAATGAAGCTCTATCAATCCATTGCGAGTCTAGTATCCATACTATATCAAAAAACCTCAATACGCCATCTAGCTGTTGTTGTTGACGCTGTGTAAATGATTTACCTCTTTCAGTAATACCTGCTACTGCTATAGAGTTATTAGTAAAAAAAGCATTTATAGGTCCTTCAAATATATAGACCTTATCATGATCATTAGTAACTTTATCTATATTAAATAGAGTTTTTTCCGATCCTACTTTACCTAAGTACTTAGGCTTTATTTTATTATCACGGTTTAGTACAGTTCTTGTTTGATAAAATTCTATTTCATTATTTTCGTTTACAAAAGGTATAACTAATCTATTTTTATGAACTTTATCAATTAAAGAAAGATAGAGACTATCAGGTCTATTTACAGCAGTATCTAATCTACGCTCTTTAATAAGATGTCTAGTAGATCTAACAATATCGTTGTTATTATAATAGTCGCGCTGAAGCTCATCAAACAAATTAATACTATCCTTAGGTAAGGTCTCGATTTTAATAGTTGGCTTAACCTCTTCATTTTCTATCTCTATTTCAACTGAATAATCTTTGAGCTCTTCAATAATCTCAGCATCAGAGTACCCTGTTACTTTTTTGACCCACTTTAGCGGCTTACTTGACCAACCGCAGTTATGACAATAAAGGTTATCATTTTCGGGTATATAGTAAAAGCGTCGCTTTTTACCTAACGAGCCACCTTCTTTACATATAAAGCAGCCACCTAAATATACGTTATTAAACTTATTATATGTAGGACCGAACGAATATTCATAAAATTTTTGAACTACATACTCTCTAGGTAGATTAATCATTTAAAGAAGTTAAAAAGCTTTTCAAAAAGAACGTTTCATACCAATGATCTTTACGTTTAAGTATAGAAACCATATTATACTTTTCAACTAACTCTATAAAGTGGTTGTAATCACCGGATTCGCCATTAGCTAATTGATTTTTATAGTAAGTTTTTTCATTAAGAAAATCTTCATAGAGATCTAATCTAAATAAGTCGCGATTAGAGAAATATTTTTCTTCTTGTTCGGTTGTAAGTTTAATTTCTCCATCGAGAAACTTTTTAACTTTAACTTTACCAAAGCCGGGTATACCTGATATATTATCAGACTTATCACCAGTTAAACATTTAGCGGTAAACCAATCAGATATATCTTTAAATCCTGTATTTTCTTCAAAATTATCTAATTCAAAATATTTTTTTCTAATAGGATCGAATAACAATGTATCTTTATCAATAAGTTGAAGAAAATCTCTATCTACAGATACGATAATCTTTTTACCGGGAGTTTCTTTACAAATATAAGCAATAATATCATCAGCTTCTAGTTCTCTAGGAAATATAGATGGTATACCTAAAGTTTTGCATAGAAGTTTAATATCTTCGTTGTTTTGATGAGGCGTATTATCACTAGTTCTATTACCTTTATACTCAGACGATAGTTCTTTTCTTTTATTTTTTTGGTAATCTATCTTTTCATCCCAGACTATTAAAGTTTTTTCAGGTAGAAACTTTTTAACATAAGAATATATAGCATTAATTGTAAAAAATATATGAAGACCTTTAACTTCTACATTTTCGTATCGCTTTTTCTGTAAATTAGCAGTATGAAAAGTACGGTGAACAAGATTATTACCATCAATTATTAGAGTTTTCATTTTTTTCGTATTGAGCCTTACTAACCTTAAAGATAGACTTAGGTATAGTTTCTACATATTCTATTATACCAGAGTTCCTTCCAGAATCAAAGGATTCTAACGGTATTTTAACGTTTTTTACTTCCGGAATACTTAAACATTCTATAAAATCTTTAGATTCACTTATAATTATAAACATTTGGCCAGCATAATCACCGGTTTTACATGCATATACGTCTCTTTTTAGAACTTTTTTACGAAACATTACATTTTTCCTACTTCAGAAGAAAAATATTTAAGTAGTATGGAGTTTAGAGCTTCATTTTGTTGTGGAGATTTAGCTGCTTTAATTTGAACCGGGTTACCCTCTATATCATATGCCAGTAATATAAAACTGTCTAGGTATTCTTGTAAAATAGCTACAACTCTATCAGCTAAATCTCTTTGCCCTTTGATCTTCTTTCTTGTCCCTACGTTAAGCTTAAGAGCCTCTTCAATAAGCTCTCTTAACTCTTTATCACGTGGGTCTTCTTCATCCATAACATTATTTATTAATATCTACCTTTTCTTCTCGTTGTTTAACACCGTTTTCGAGTAGTTTTCTTACTACAACCTCAATAGAAAATGTTTTCAAGCTAAATCCCGGTCTAAAATCCCTATTACCGTCGTCAAATGAAAATAAATACTCTCCTTTGAACGGAGTATTCTCAAAACAGGTAATAAAAACTGATTTTCCTCCGGGGTCTACTAAAACTGTCCATTTTCTAGGGTCTTGTTCATCATAACCATTGTAAATTTTCCAAGTTTCAAAGCCTGAGTCTTTAAGACGTTTAATAAAATAACTAGCTGTCTGTAGTTTATTTTTTGTTTGTTTGTTCATTGCGTTAGGGAAGATATAATATACTTTAATTTAATATTGTTTAGTGAATTATCAAATACTACAACACCAAATTGAGTATTAATCTTAACAGCAAAATTATTACTTATATTAGTAAGAAGTCTTATATTATCAAAGTTTACAGGAGTAGGCTTTAAATCAAACTTAGCTGGCTGCAATGTTAAAGTAAAGTTATCAGTATTATGCCTTGCTCTATCTGTAAGTTCAGCCATTAATTGACCATCTTCAGTATAAAAATATATTTTATTAGTCTCAGACGCAAAAGTACTACCTTTAAAAATCTGATTTAAGAGAGTTTTATCTAAACTAAACTTTATATCAAACTCAAAAGAATTAATTTTATCTAAATTAAGATTAGGCTTAGTTAGGAATCCTTCTTCGAACAAGTGATACTTAAATTTAATACCGTTTCCTTTATATTCTAAATTATTAGAGTTAACTTTAAACTCAATATCACTACTAGGAATAGTATCTATAACTCTAGATAGTTTTTTAAGATCTGGGATATTAATACTATCTTCAAAATCAGATTTAGAGTTAAATTCGGAATATAAAATAAGAGTATTATCGGGACTTGCTACTAAACTTTCTATTTTATCCTTTTTAATAGTTAGAATAGCACTTTCATTTATCTTTGATAAAGAGTCTAAGTATTTTAGAAATTCATCCCGGTTTTTTATCTGAAGGCTTCTTTCTTCTTCCATTCTTTTCTAAGAGTAATATAATTTCTTTTAATAGCAACCCGTTACTCTTGATAGCATCAATAAGCATATCAATTTTTTCAGGGTCTTTTAAATTGAATTCGAGTTGATTGCCGTTTTGCTCTTCTACAATAGGAACCGGTTCCGCTTCTTGTAATTCTCTAACTGCTTGCTCATAAGAGACAGGCGGTGCTTCTTGTACTGGTTGCGGTTGTGGCTCTTGAGGAGCGGTCGGTGGTGTTTGTACTTGTTGTTGCTGAGTAGGAGCTCTAGCTATACTTTCAAACTGTTGTTTTACTAATTCTGATTGTGGAGTTAAACTATTTGATTGACCAACTATCATTTGATCGTTTTTATGAGATTGACCATAGGTCTGACCCACAAAATTCATAATTAAAGCTTTTTCCTCTTCAGTCATTTTAAAGATCTTTTAAGAGTTCGTCAATATCATCTTCTGTAGTAGTCTCTTCTGTAGTAGTACTAACAGAAGCTGTAGCAGGCTCAGCTACTACATTAGTTACAGATTGCGTATTAACTACTTCAGCAGCATCTTCCTCAGTTCTACAATAGTAATGCTCATTAAGCATAGCTTTTAAGTCATCAGTAGACTTAAGGGTAAAAACCTCATCAAGCTTAAAAACATTATCATAAATATCTTTTTGCTCATCTTCAGATAATTCTAAAGCACCGACAGTAGTAAATCTAGAAGATACATAAGTAGGATAACCGCCTTGATCTTCAACTTTAATTTTTAAACTTGCTCCATCAGGACCTAAATCAAAGATACGAGGACCAAACTCTTCAGCATCCTCACCTTCAATAGCTTCGGTAACAATTTTATGAAGCTGCTTACCATATCTAAGCATTTTTACTTTACCGTTATTATCAGGATTAGTAGGATCGTCAATAACATAAACATTAACAAGCCATTTTTCCAAGCGTTTTACAGCTTGCATCTTTTCCTTCTCTTCTTGATTTCCGGTTCTTAAAACCTTATATCGTTCTTCAGCAATTGGATCTCTTTCCCCAAAGGTTTGAGGACTGAGAGCTTGAACATACTGACCAGTCGCAAATGACGTCCATCCATGATTATAATAATGGAAGAAGGTTTTAGCGGGATCGGGACCATAAGGCAAGAGCCTTACCGTATATGTATTACCGGGACGGCAAGACATGATTTCGTTATAACTAGTATTACTTTTTTGTGTATCGCTTACAAGAGCGTCTTTTATTGATTGAAACATTGATGAATTAAATGCACTCATATATCTTTATAATAACTACGAAAATTTATTATTCAACTGTTCTTCTATTATTTTAATTCCTTTTCTAGCTTTCTCTTTTAAGATTTTAGAAGTAATAAATTTTACACGTGTTCCGTTATAGAGGGTTGTGAAATCCTTTATTATCCAATTGATAATTTCCTTATCTTGCTCTTCAATAAGTTTTTCTATATTAAGAGAATGTAGAGTATAAAAATTTATTTTATGATCTTTAAGATGTTTGAAGATTTTAGGAACTGATCCTTCGGTATTAGTTGATGACTTATATTGCTCTAAAGTTATTTTATGTTCACAACAATAATCAAAAATAAATTTTAAGCAATCCTTTAACGTGTCGATACTATCCTCACTATCGGGATTTTGTAATTCTTTTTCTTTACAATATAAAGAATAACATTTTAAAGCTTTTCTAGTATTAAAGAACTGTAAATCGAAATAGTTATCTACTCCATATACTTTGTATGGTGATATAAAATAATCGTTATAGTTTATATGATTATACTTAGATAAAAAAATAGATAGTTTTTTTAATGCTACTTCTGATCTACTATCAAGCTTATCAAAATTTTGTCTAAATTTTACTGGCTTATTTTTTACTGATCGAGAAGCATACAAATAACTGTTGTAAATTAGCTTCTCTTTTTCAGTAATCATAGTTTTAAATTTTTATTATTATTAAGGAATTTTGTAACGTATTTAGACTTAGTAATTAAGGGGTCAAAATCTATAAACATTTTAACCATTTCATAATTAGTATCAACTGTTAAAAGGTCTTTAAATAAATCTCTTAATCTTTTCTCTTTAAGCAAGAGAAGAAATATATTTTGATATGATAGCTTTTTTCCTTTAAGTAGCGAACAAAAAGTACAAAAACATAATAATAAATGTTCAGTTTCTTTACCCTGTATGGTATGAAATGGGCCTGGTTCTCCTCCTGGTTTTAGCATAGTTTAAATTGTTTTGTTAATTCTCCAAATTTTTCTGTTAACTTACCTCCAGCTGCAGCTACTGACCCTCCTCCATCACATAAAGTTTTTGCAAGTATGCTTACATCTATTTTTGATTGTTTAGCCCGTCTAAAAGAAACTACCTTTGCTTTCTTATTTACTACTATGCCTATTTCAGCTTTATGTTTGTTTATAAAATAACGCGCTACTTCATTAATAGCGTAATCAGCAAAAGTAGCTACAACATCATAATCTTTAATTTTACCTTTGTATATTTCAGCCTGGTTAATTTGCTCTTTTAATTTTTTAAAGTGGAGATTTATAGAGTTTTTTTCAAATAAAGTATACTCTCTAAACCCATCATAGAAGGCTTCTATAAACTTTTCAACCTTAGGTCTGTTATAACAATTAAAAATGGCGTTTAGTTTAAGAGGCTCTTTACATTTGAAGTTGAAGCTATCATAACTATCAATATGATCTATTAAAGTCTGTTGAGCTTCAGTCAGATTAAGTTTTTTACTAAATATCTTACTAATTAGTTCTACACATGAAGAACCTGGTATAATAATAGCTTTAGCATTCTTATAATATTCTTTTAAATCATAGTGATCAGCGTGATGGTCTATAACTACTACTTTTTCTTTATCTATGTAAGGTATGATATCTTTAGTCAAAGCAAGATCTAAGATAAAAATTTTATCGAAATGATCGTGAGTATTCTCTCTACTTTTAAAATTAGAAGCTAGAATAGATTCACCTGTTTCGACTACTACAATATCTTTAGCTTGTTTAAAGTACCATTTTAACAATAAAGCAGAACCAGCACCATCTAAATCATTATCCGTATATATTAGGATATTCACTTTGACTATTTAGTTCCTTTTAAGAATTTGCAAGAGCTGCTAAAGCACCTAGCGTTTCACTACTATCGTCTTCTAATTCTATATCATCTGCTTGCTCAATAGTAAGAGTAGAATAGTCGATTCTCATAGCTTGAGTAGTACCTCGAGGACCATAGCGATTTTTCATCATACCTAAACGAATAATACCCAACTCTCTATCTTCCTCATTTTGATATATAGAAGCAATTACATCAGCAGTAGCTGCTAGACCAATCGATTCGGAAATAGTAGCAAGATCTGGATTGTCTTGGTCAAACCCAGCTCTATTAAGCTGCGTTGCTGATATAATAGGACATTCAAAGAGATAGCTCATTGCTCTTACTTGCTCTGTTACATGCTTTATTCTTTCATATGAATTATTACCTATAGAAGAATGCATTAAGTTAAGATAATCTAACACTATAGCATCAAGTTTTATACCCTTTTCAGAGAACTTCTTTACAAATGCTTTAAGTTGATTAGCTGTTATAGTTGAAGGGGGAAACTCTTTAATAAAAATCTTTCCAGGTTCTTCTTCTACTGCTTGCTTAAGTAGAGCAGTATTAGTATTCATTTCTCTAATAGGTATCTTAGATATATTAGTACATATACGTCGCGCATAAAGTAACTCCGACATTTCTAGAGTTACTAATAAAACATTTTTACCCTGACCTGCAATATTACGAGCGATATTACCTAAAAATATAGACTTACCAATATTAGTTTCACCAGCAAATACATATAAAGATTTACCAGCTTCTAAAAACCCACCATCAAGATTACTATCTAACCACTCCCAGTTACTAGGAATATGTCTTTCTACGGAATTTATATCATTAATAACAAGATCTATATTTTCATGAATATCTAATCCAAGATCTGTTACTAAGTTTATATTACAAGATTTTTCAAATTTATCTAAAACTATAGAGGTATCTACTTTACCTTTAGCAACATCTTCAGCTACTTCAAGCATAGTATGATAAACTGCTTTCTCTTTTAAGAACTGCTCGGTATTATCATATAGTTCATCTTTATCTAAATTTTTATCTATATCAGAAAAGGAAGTTACTAGATTCTTGAAAGATTCTTTTTGATCATCAGTAACTAAATAAGACTTTAGCTCAGTTGTAGTAGGTAGTTTATTCCGCTTCTCATTAAAGTCTTTGATAATAGTAAAAACTTCAGCTATAGCTTTATTCTTAAAATAAGCCGGCTGAACTATATCAGCGATACTTGCAAGATACCCACTATCAGTTAGAGACTTAAAAATTAGAATATTTTCGAAATAATCTAAGTCTAATTTACTCACAACAGTAGTATAGTTACTTTTTCCATTTATTCAAGAACCATTCTTGACCCTCGTTAAACTCATCGGAAAAATTAGTTAATCCTGGTGATTCATGAGTAATGTATATATCGGAAACCCCATTACGAAAGCCGGCTTTATGAGATGCCATAGTATAATCTAAATCATAAAAGTGAAATTTAGAAGGACAGTCCTCGTCAAATCTTACTTTTTTAAATACTTCTCTTTTAATAGCTAGAAATACCCCATCTAATAAAATAGCTCTATGAGGGTAAGGACCAAAACTAGTCATAAATTTTTCTTTACCATGTAAGTGTGCTACAGCTCCATGAAGTTTATCACTACCTAGACCGCCACCCATTAAGTGCCATAAAGCTGGTTTTTGTAGTTTAACTTCAGCTGTTCCAGCAACACCTAAAACATCATACGTTTTAAAATTATCTAAAATCTTTTCATGCGAAAAGTTTTCTAAAATAACATCATCATGTATTAAAACTATATACTGTATATTTTCCTTTATAGAAAAGTCTATAGCTTTATTGTAAATTGTTTGTAAAGAATCAGTATTATTTTCTTTAAAGAAAATTTCATCTCTATAATCTGAAGTTTGATAAAGTAGAGTATCTTCTTTTTTTTCTTTTGTAGCAGAGAATATAAATAGATCACTCATATAAATAAAAACGGGGATGTATATTTAAAGGAACCAACTTTATTAAACTTACCTGTCTTTCTATTAAGTCTTAAAATAGTACCCTCAGGTACTTCTTTATAGTTATTACCAGGCATAGTTGAAAAACAGCCAACATTATTATAGTGAAGAGCAGACCCTACCCTAGCAAGATATAACTCATTAGTATCGCAATCAACTATTGATAGAGCAAATGAGCCTTCCAAATCTTCTAAAGCCTTTTTAATATATTTTATAGGGTTAGGTTTTTTAGATTCGTCTCTCTCCATATGCTGTTGTATAAGATTGACTATTAAAGCCGAGTCAACAGGATTTAGTACATGTGATAGATGTCTGTTTCTGATTGATTCTTCATTAGTTATAACACCGTTATGAAATACCATCCACGACATAGTTTCAAAGGGGTGTGATGTATCGTAATGCCATTTTCTTTGAGCAGATGTAGGAGCTTGTACATGACCTAAGTAGTAGTTATTTTTTTTATCTAACTTAGTTTTTTCAAAATCTATATCACCTTCTTTTTTAATAACATGCTGCTCATATTCAGTTAGTTGAACTATACTACTAGCAAAATTACCACGTTCTTTATTAGCATCATATAGTATCTCAACCATAGTTGCATGAGGGGATCCAAAAATCGCACACATAAAAATAATTATATAACTTTTTTATTTTTTCAATCTTCCCAAGGAAATTTGAAACCTGGTTCCCACATATATGAATTATCCACATATCGACTTGACGGGCCCTCAGGGCCTTCATCTCTTATTCGTTCGCTAATCCTTCTCATTCTTAATATCCATGGAGATGGCTCTGCTATTGATTTTCTACGCTCTTTAGGTATTCTCCAAAATAAATCAATAATACCATACTTAGTATCTTTAGCTAAACTATAATCCGGGTAATCAACACCTTCAATATTATACCACTTTTTCTGCTTTTTCTTAACTCTTTCAATGCCTAATTGCTTTAAAGTCTTCTTACCCAACCCCTTAACCTTGAATAAATCGTTATTATTTCTAAACGGTCTAAAACCAATAATCCGTTTAGCTGTAGTTCTACCAACTCCAGGGAGTTTGAACAACTCCCTATCAGTCATTTTATTAAAATCCTTATAATTCAGCTTCATAGGTATAAATATATTATATGAGTTCCTTTGATATAACTAATATTAATAGCTTTAATGATTTAATCAACAGAGCAGAAATTCTCCAAGAAAAAGACTGGAAATCAATGGTAAAGTCTGCTAAGCTTCGACCTGAGTTCGCGAAATATAAAGCTGAAGATCCAAAGACAGGTAAGAAGGCACCTCCGGGTGGGCTATCTAGGTTGGCAAATCTGCTATATATAACTGCATTAGGTGAAGCACATTTAGATATGATTAGTGGTGAAGTAGCCGCCGCGTTGGCTCGACGCTCTACCTCTTCTACGGAAATTGCAAAAATGCTAGCTGAGATAGATCCTGAAGTGTTTGAGAAACTCTTTAATGACGAAAATCCTAAAAGCGCTGAAGTAGCAGAGTATGTCAGCAATCCGGAAAACCGACCAAAATTAGTACAGTATATTATAAAAAACTATACACCTAAAAATAGAGAATTTATAAAAAATGTAGACCCTGAGGATTTAGATGACGCGGTTGGGGATGCAGTTGATGATATAGAAAATGCTGCTGATGATTTAGAAAGTCGATTTGAAAAGGGTGTTTTAGGTGCTGTTGGTTCGGAAGCAGATCTAAAGGCAAGAATTTCAGAGTTAGATTTTGATGATGTTGATGTTAGTCTTGAAGAGCTGGAAAATAAGGACGAAATAGCTGCTAAAATAGTAGAATTAATTAACACAACAGACAACTTAACGGCAGAGGTTACGCCAATTGGATTTAATATTGAGGGACCGGTTGGTGTGTTTGTAGATTCAGAAACAATAACGGATCAGATGAACAGACTTATAACTAAGTATTTTCCAAATGTCGGAGGAAGAGATATCCCTGTGAGGCTTAATACTAGTGTTGGGGAAGATAACGAGTTTGATGACTTTGATATTGGACCACAGTCAGATGAAAATGCACCTGACGATTATGAAGAAGTTTTAAAAGCAATGATAACAAAAGATAAAGAACAATTTGCTAAAAATATGATTGAAGATGAAGAGAAAAAGGCAAAGAAGGACTATGATGGTGATGGTAAAATAGAATCTGGTAAGAAAGAGTACATGGGTTCTAGAGACAGAGCCATCAAGAAAGCGATGGGTAGTAGTATGAAAGAAAGTAAAGAATATGTTGC